ATCTAACTCCTTAATTTTCAATTTGTACCCAGGGCGGGAATCGAACCCGCACGTCTGTTGAGGACACTGGATTTTGAGTCCAGTTTTGTGATCTTCTTTTATAAATTGAAAATTAAGGAGTTGGATATATTTTTAGTAGAAATTTCTACTGGTTTTCTACTGGTTTAACATTTCCGTCTAAGCCACTACCTGATTCTATTGTTATATTTTCTTTTTCGGTCATTTTGCCTGATTTTTGGCTTATATTTAAGTATTAGTCATTCAAATAGTTTTTTGCACTTTCAATAATTTCTTTTGAATAATTATATAACTCTTCAAGAGACGTAATTAGGTATTTTGTTCCTTTTTTATTTTCATCAAATACTTCAAGATATTTATTCGATCGATTAAAATGTAAACGACAGATAGGTTTTCTATTGTTATCATCTAGTAATATGCCAAAATAAGAGATGGTATCTCTATATATAACTCTATTTAAATCAACAATCCCATGTAAAATTGATTTTACAATATAGAATCCTTGCAATTCTTCTTCTGTAGTTACAATTAAATCTTCTCGGCTTTCTTCTTGTATTTGTTGTTCCTGATCTTGAGATTTAATTTCATCAGTTTGTGATTTTATTACCGATTTAAGTTTGTCGCTTATGTAATCACTGTTATACTGTTGAAAAGCTCTTCTTAACATATCTCTAAATTGTTCAACAATTGGTTTCGTGAGCATTGACGGATATACTTGTTTTGCAAAGTATTTTACAAATTCATCAGAAGGATCAGCTATTTCTTTAACGATTAGATTTCTTAATTCTGTAGTATATTTTAACTCACTTGCAGTATTTAGAATAGATTCAATATCAAAGTAACTTTTATGAAATTCTTTTAACTTTTCAACTTGAACCTCTTTTAAGTCTTCTATGTTAATCTCAAAAAATGGTTTGTCATCCATTTTATTTGGCTCTACTAGGTCAGCATAGAACTTATAAATTATGCCGTTTGTGAGTATACCAAATTTAGCTTTAGATACATGATAGTACCTTAGAAGCTGCCCACTATGTAAATTTAAATCTTGCTTCCAGTGTTTGCATTCGATTAATATAATTGGATCTCCATCTTTACAAATTGTATAATCAATTTTTTCACCTTTCTTTGTTCCTATATCACAAACACATTCTGGTATCACTTCTGTTGGATCGAAAATATCATATCCAAGAGATTGTATGAATGGAAGTATAATAGCTGTTTTTGTGGCTTCTTCTGTTGCAATACTTTCTTTTAACTTGGATGCACGCTCTCCAAGTATTTTAATTTGATCTTTAAAATCCATGTATTATAATTTTAAATTAGCACACGACTTTTTTCAATTTTGTTTTCTCTGATGGCAAAACTCTATAACCTTAGATATTTTCTTATCATCTCCACCTTCCATGTGATCGAATATTTTTTTGAGAAATCCATTTTGATCATTTATTATATCTAATTGTCGATTTATTGCCTGATTATTTAGACGAGTACTTTCAGCACTATTTTTTTCTTGATCCTTAATAATACTTAACTGCGAATTCATTGTATCAGTTAGCATTTTTACTACTTCGGTGAAGTCACTCATAATATCTTTTATTAACGTTAATACTTTTTCATCAGTATTAGTTATACGTTCTTCACTAAAATTTGTTTCTTTTTTACTCATGTTAACCAACCTTTTTTTGTCCAGGAATATTATTTTCAGAAATAAGATCATCTATTTTCTTGCACAACGTTTGAAGATATTTTCCTTGATTATCAAGTGATTTTTGTAAAGATTCAATCTTATTAAACATTTCCTTCTGTTCTTCAATATGTTTTTGCTCTTTACTATTAGTCACTTGTTTTAATATATTAGCCTGATCACTGATCACAGACAATAAGGACTTAATTGTTTCGGTCTCACTTTTATTTGCCTCTGGGACTTCGGGAAGCTGAATGTCATTTTGTGAATCTGATTCGGAAATATTTTTAATCATTTCTCCTTCTCCACCAAGAAGCCATTCAGCAGATATATTCAATGATTTATCACCAAATATTTTTTCTAAAACATCAGCTCTTGGAGTACTAAGCTTACCTCCAACAATGTCTTTTAAAGTTGGTTGTGGTACATTTATTTGTCTTGCAAACGAACTAGTGTTTCCATTAAATAATTCATTCACAATTCTTTTAATTCTATCATTAATTGTACCCATATTTGTTATTTATAATGTTTATAAATAAATGATATATCACTATTTTTAGCACTATATGTTTTGAATTAATGAAATATCACCATATCTTTGCCTTGTGATTAGATGAAAACACTAATCCATGAGCATAAAAAATAAATAATATACAAACATAATAAAAATGGATGAAATAGCAATTAATAAACCAAAAACTTTAAAAAGCCAGATTTTAGATATGCAGGCTGGAATGTGTCTTTTTGTCCCATTCCGGGAATATACAGAGATGCACGTAAGAAAAATAGTAAGGTTTCTTAATCGGGATGGATATTCTTATAAAGCAACGAGTGCGGGTGTTATAGACGGGATAAATGTAATAAGATTAAAATAATTATGAACCTGATCCTCCGAAATACCGATCGTATCGAAATGTCGATGGCTGAATTTATTGATTTCACCAAGAGCGTTGTCAAGGAAGCCGTTGCCGAAACTTACGGGGAATATATTAGCCGGAATGAAGCAATTAGGCATTTGGGCAGTCGGAAAAAACTGGAGCAAGCAATCAAAATGAAGTTGATTAATCCTGATAAGGGAAATGGGAATCAGAAATGGCGGGTAAAAACCCGGGAAGTCATTGAAGCATATAAAATAATTGATAAACTATGAGAACTTTTTCAATATTAGCCTTTCTTCTTGCCCTTGGAATATTAGGATGCAGTATTTACGGAGGGCAGTACCATAGTCTTCCTTTCGCAATAATGTCCGGTATTTTGGGTTGGGCGATGTGGCCGGAGAAGAAGCAGGTAAAACCATACCGAAGTTATAGAAGTTGGGACACTAAAGATACGTAATGGCGGAGGAATTTAGCAAGGTTTGGTCCGGCTTAAACAAAGTAAACCTAACACCGCCCCGGGTGAAAGTAAGGGGGAACAGGGTGCGGAACCTGTATAAAAATATGTCGTGAGTTCTTTGGTCCGGTGACATTCTTTTCTTTACACCACAACATCTCCATTTCACACCGGACCTTTTTTTAAGTGACATATAAAGTACATTGTAGCCCTAGTCCTGTCGGGAGATAGCACGAAAGGCAAAATTTTAAAAGGGAAAAGTTATGAACGACAATGCAAATGTAAATGTAAGTGACAAAAAGGATAAAGAAATTGAAAACTTAAAAAAGCAGCTCGATGCTGCAAATGCATCTTGGACAAAATATTTTAAGGAATGTGAAACCCTTAAACAGGAACTATTAAGGTACAAAGAGCTGGTAAAAGTACAGAGTGCCATTATTAACAACAATTAATCAGTCCGGGGCAGCCAATTGTAACTGTGGCCATATATATAGGTTGCTCCGGCAAAGGGTCGGTTGTCCGAGTGGTCAGGAGCCAGTCCGCAAAACTGGGTACGCGGGTTCGAATCCCGCACCGACCTCAGAATTTAAATTTTAACAAAAATGAAATACAAAGTAGGAGACAAAGTAATAATTAAACCAAAAGAAGAGTTTGTACATTCTAAATATCGAAATCCACATGGATCCATGGACATATATTGTGGGAGAGCGGCTGTTATTGTATCCCAAGCTTTTGATTATTATAGAATAGATATAGATGGAGGACTTTGGAATTGGTACGATGATATGCTTGAAGATAATAATGTAGGAATGTATGGGGAACTAAGAGGATTTCCACAAGCTTATTTTTCTGGGACATTCTCCATGACAGAATCGAATAAAAAAACACATTCTATAGACCTAATAGGCGAACATAAATTTTTAACCTTAAAAGTGGAATCATGAAAAAACTGAAAGCAATTTTATCCGGAGCTAATTTTATCGACAGATTATTCGATCTGAGGGAAAGAGATGTTAAACGTTCTTTAGAATCCGCGAGCGATGACGCAGAAAGACAAATGACGGAAGCCGAAATCCGATACGAGGAACTTTGTAAAAAATTGGGAGAAAAGGAAGTCAACTACACGACAACAATCAATCAGATGTTGGAGCAAAAAGACATCATCCGCCGGGCAAAAGAAACAATTGAAGCCGTGAAGGCAATCAAAGACGATTTGGAATCAGAGGTTGAATTAAAAGAGGAAGACAAAAAGAAAAAATAACTGGCAGCCCGGGAAGACGGGCAACCCGCCTACTTAGCTCAGTTGGTAGAGCATCGGTTTTGTACTCCGAAGGTCATCCGTTCGAACCGGACAGTAGGCTCAAAAGTAAGGCCGTTTAGTTTGATGACGTGACGGCCTTACAAAAAACTCCAAGCTCTTTGACATGTTGACAGACAATAAAAAACACGCAGTTTGTCGCTGCGGGCTGGTGAACTACCGGGCAATACTCCGGTAGTGGCGAAAGTCGCGTGTCAAAGGCGCATTAAGCCAGCAACGGGTTGTACTGGAGTACTTAGAAAGAGGTTCGATTCCTCTTACCCGTCACATTTCAAACAACAAAACAAAAGTATGGAAAATAATCAAAAAACACAAGAGCAGCATCTTACCCATTGGAAAAGACTGGTAAATCCTGATTATCTAGGGGTATATTCTTTGGATAACGGGAAGGACATGACATTAACTATTGACCGGATCGTCCGGGAAGTAGTAACAAGTACTGGAGGCAAAAAAGAAGAATGTACAGTAGCTTACTTCAAAGAAAAAGTAAAGCCGATGATCCTAAACCGTACCAATTCAAAAATGATTCAGAAAATATACAATACCCCTTACATTGAAGAATGGGCAGGGAAAAAAATAACTGTATATGCGTCCGCGACAAAACTTGCCGGAGAAGAAGTTGAATGTCTTCGTATCCGTCAGCTGGTTCCACAAAATCCGGTTTTGAAAATAGAGGATAAAGTGAATTTCGATAAATGTAAATCTGCGCTGCAAAACGGATATACAATCAGTCAGTTACGGACCAAATGGACAATTACTAAAGATGTAGAGCAAGCTTTGACCAATGAAGGAATTTAAAATCAGATGTTCGCAAATAGGGAAAATAATCGGCACTGGAAAGGGAAATCCGCTAACCAAAACTGCCATGTCTTATTGCAAGACATGGCTAAAAGAACAACTATACTGCCGACGTTATGAGTTTCGTAGCAAATATACGGACAAAGGGCATATTGTTGAAGATGAATCAATCGACTTTATCGGCGATCAACTCGGGTTAGGATTTTTGATAAAGAATGACAAACAGTTCGAAAATGACTACTTTACCGGAGAGCCGGACATAATACCGCCTAATATTGATTTGGTCATAGATGCTAAAAATAGTTGGTCTTGGGAATCATTCCCCATACTTGAAGAAGAAATTCCCACATTGGACTATTATTGGCAATTACAAGGATATATGAGCTTAACAGATAGGCATCATGCGAAACTTGTATATGTATTGTCGGATACTCCTCAACATCTTATTGAAAGAGAAGCTCGAAGATACTGTTATGACAACGGTTTTGAAGAACTTGATATTGACATATACAACAAGTTCTTAGCAGATATGACGTATACAGATGTTTCAAACAACTTAAAAATAAAAGTATTTGACATTGAGCGTAGTAATGAAGACATTGTACTTGCCAAAAATAAAGTAATTGAGTGCAGAGAATACATTTCAACCCTATTAAATCAAATAAAATGATAGAACTACAAGCTATAGGTAACATCGGCAAGGATGCCGAGCAGAAAACAATAGGCGGCAAGTCATACGCCTCATTTTCAATCGGTGTAACAGAAAAAACATCAGACGGGAAAGACAAGACAACATGGCTCCGGGTAATGAAATACGACAGCGAAGGTAAGTTGACCGCATACCTTACAAAAGGGAAAAAGGTTTGGGTACGTGGCAATCCCTACTTTTCTGCTTATGTCAGTAAAAACACAGGTGAAGCCATCCCGGACACGACTATATGGGCTGACAAACTCGTGTTCTGTTCTTCAGGAGAAAAGCAGAATGGACAGCAAGACACCGGACGGCAACCGCAAGAACAGCAAACAACGGATAACTATTACGACGATCAACTTCCTTTTTAATCATGAAAACAAAAATTTGCATTAGATGCGGCATTGAAAAATCTATATCTGAATTTTACGTTCATCATGAAATGAAAGATGGTCATCTGAATAAATGCAAGATGTGCTGTAAAAAAGATGCTGCTTTTAACTATAAAAAGAAAAGCAAAAATGTGTGGTTTATCGAAGCGGAAAGAAGAAGAGGTCGAGAGAAATACAAACGATTGAATTATAAAGAAAAATATCCTCCAGATAAATTAAAATCCAACGCAAAAACAAAAAACCTACACAGATATCTAATATCGGCAGGATATGATATGAATATGAAAGAAGCTCATCACTGGAATTATGACTTACCAAAACAAGGCTTCATTTTGACGAGAAAATGCCATAAGTTAGTCCATAAATTTTTGACATTTGACGCCAAAACAAGATGTTTTAAATGGGGAGACATAATTTTGGACAGTCTTGAAAAACATTATGATTTCATAAAACATGTGTTCGATGAAAATAATGTTAATTCTGATATCATTTGCTTTAAGCTATGAAAATCAAACTCCTTAACACTTCCGTCGGTCTGAAACCGTTATACGATGAAGATTTAGAGGAAAAGAAAAAGTTGAAAATCGGAGAGGTTTACGAGGCCACTATCAAGCGGCCTCGAAACCTTTCCTTTCACCGAAAATATTTCGGACTCATTAACCTTGCCTGGGAATATCAGAATGAGATAGCGGTAGAGCATTTCAAGCACAGCATCGAACTATTCAGAAAAACGGTAGAAATGGCAGCCGGATGGTGTGAGCCGATATACTCGATTGCCCGGAAAGAGGGGATTGAAGTTCCGAAGTCTATTGCTTTCGATAAAATGGACGAAGACGAATTTCAAAACCTATACGAACGTGTAAAGGACGTATTATTTAAATACTTCCTCAAAAACATTTCAGTTGAAGAATTTGAAAAGAACCTTATTAATTTTTGATGAACTCATACATGACCAGCTCCGGCGAATATGTTCTTAAATCGGTCATAGACCGCCGGATTAGAGCAGCCAAAGAAAAGAAGATAGCCCAGATGATTGAAAAATATGGCTATCTTTTCTGTGAGGAATGTCATAGAAATGAGGCTGCAGGTATTCCACTTGATTGTTCACACGATATTCCAGTAAGTGAATGTCAAAAAAGAGGCCAATCGGAATTAGCCTGGGATGTAAATAACATTACAATCAGGTGCCGGGAATGCCACCACAAACATGATCATCAATCACAATTTAGTTTTCCATGAAAATCCCATCTACCCTTTCTGCTCAAATCCTTTCCTTTCTATTTAAGGATAAAGCCGGACTAATCAGGCATCTCAAAGAGATACAAGATAGCCCGGTTTCTTTTTCGGATGTAAAAGGGAGGGAAAGACAAAGGAAGGCGGGGATACTGGTTAAGAAACTTGAAAAATTGAAACATTAAAATTATGACAGCAACCTATTTTGAATCCACAGTAAAATACGAAAAAGTAAATGAGGATGGCAAAGCAAAGAAAGTGACTGAATTATACCTCATAGATGCAATGAGCTTTTCGGAAACAGAAGAAAGGAGTTGCAGGCAGTTATCCGAAATAGTTCAGGGGGATTACCTCATTCAATCCCTGAAACGGTCAAAAATAACAGAATACATTGAATCAAATGACGAAAACGATGACCGACTCTACAAAGCAACAGTTAAAATAACCGATAGCGATAACTTCGGCAAAGAGAAAGAATCCTCAATTCATTATCTAGTTGCCGCATCAAACATCAACCGGGCATTGGATAACCTCGAAAAATCACTGTCAACATTTGTAATACCCTATGAGATAGTAAAAATCGAAGATACGAAGTTTGTAGAAGTGATCCCCTACATACCGGACGACAAAGAACGCATACCGGACAATTTAAAACCACAACAATAACACTAAAACTATAATATCATGGAAAAAATCACAGACAAAATTAAATCCTTCGAGGATGCTTGCAAGCATCTCAGACTTAACCCTAACGACCTGCCGGTTGTAGATATGCTTCCGGAGAAAGATAGGAAATCAATTATCGCATTCTACAAGCTTACAATTATTATCAGAGCATTGAATGAAGGTTGGGAACCAGATTGGTCAAATTGGGATGAATGTAAGTATTACAACTGGTTTTACGTTGAAAAAGGAGAAGACCAGCGTTCCTCCGGTTTTCGTTACGACGGTACGTACTGCACGAATACGTACACGTACACCGGCTCTCGGCTTTGCTGCGGTACATCTGATGATGCAGAATACATCGGAAAAAAATTTAAAGATTTATATAACGATTATTTTGGATAATGGAAAATAATGATGATGGAAGCCTGGGATTTCTGAATATTCAGCCCGATGAAGACAGGAAATAAAATCTTACATTAAATTTTGCAATTATGGATAATAGCCGTATATTTGTGGTGCTCAATTGGCAAAGCGAGCACCACAAATTACAAATGAAGGTATTTTTTATACCATATCGTGACTTATATCCATAAGTAAATTATAAGTCGTCGAAGTCCTGAGTTGCATAGCCTTCTTTGTAAGTGTTATGTTCGCTTTGCCAAAAGAACAGGAAGTCGGCGACTTTCTTATTTTTATTAACTTATAATTCATCAACGTATGGCAAAGCGAAGTGAATCTGTAAGTAATGTGAATCATAGTACCATTACAGCACGTCCACCCCGACGAAACGAGGGTAAATTACTTTCCGAAGTAAAAGAGTTGCAACAACAACTAATCCAAGTAAGACAAAAATTAGAGATCGAAAAGAACTGCAAGAATCAGGCGTATTACTTTATTCTCAGTTCCGGCAACTTCAGAAAGTTTGCTGAGTTCCACAAAACGCATAAGGCAAGCCTTGATTATCACGGAGCTTGCATGGCGCAGCTTTATCTTGATTCGTTTGAAAAATAAGTAAACCACACAAATATGGAAGAATTGATTATTACTTCTAACGATGGTAGAATGTCATCGTTAGAAATTGCACAGATTACCGAAAGAGAACACAAAGATGTCATGCGTTCAATTCGAAACATGGAAGAATCTTGGTTAAAAATAGCCGGGCGCAATTTTGCGCTGGGCACGTATAAAGATGCTAATAAGCAAGATAGACCATGCTATTATCTGACAAAAACCGAATGTTTATATGTCGCAACAAAATTCAATGACGAAGCAAGGGCTAAATTGGTTTTACGTTGGGAACAATTAGAAATAGAAAAGCGAACAGAACAAAGCAATCTTTCCCCGGCTGAAATGCTTCTCAAACAATGTCAGATCATGGTAGAACATGAAAAGAGATTGTCAACCGTTGAGCAGAAAGTTAATGAGGTATTAGCTATTCGGGAAGAAGCGCAGAAAGACATGTTATCACTCCCTCTTTCTACTGATGCTGTTCCTGAATTAAGCATGAGAGATAAAGTCCGTGCTTTGGTAAACAAATATTCCATGCACTTCAATGTTCCTCAAAAGAATGTGTGGGACCATATTTACCAAACCCTTTATTACAATTATCATATTGCACTGCGTTCCTACGCCAGAAAGAAAAATGAGAGTCTTATTGATGTAGCTGAACGTGTAGGCGCATTGGATAAAATGTACGCAATTATTTCAAACCTATCAAGGCAAAACGGATTAGTAGCATAAATTCCTCTTTAATAAAGAATCAGCATGAATATAAAAGGACAGATAAAGTTAAGGGTGGATGCCGTTAACACCCACCCATGGTTAGAACTATTTCCGTACTCTTACAGTTGTTCTTACAGTAGTACGTACTTGGGTTCTAACCCGAACTTGGATTTTAGCCATGATGTTACTTTTTAAGTTAAACAAAAAGGAGGTTTACTCCCCGGCCCGCTTTGAGCCTTGCCATATCTCGCTGCGGTACGGGCTAAAATCCGATACAAAGTTAACTGTTTTGTAGTATCTGTCCTTTTTAATAATAAAATATATGCCCCGCACCCCGAAACCCAAACAACCAAAACCGATCATTTCCCGTCTGTCAACAAACTATTCCGACTGCCGGAAATGTATCTACTACCAACCGTGGAAATTCGGATTGGTTGATTGCCCGTTTTCGGTGGTGCCGCATGAAAACTGCGTGGACAGAAAAATTGAATGTGTAAATTATAAAAAAACATGATTGAAAATACTATTAAAAAAATTGAGCAATGGGTTGTCGACAGAAACCTGCATACCCAGGATCCAAAAGTACAGATGTGTAAAACAGTTGAAGAACTCGGAGAACTAGCCCGGGCAATAAACAAAGGCGATAGGGAAAAACAGACAGACAGCATCGGGGATACGGTTGTCACTCTCATCTGTATATCAAAACAACTGGGTATTGATTTCAGTGAATGCGTTGAATATGCATACAACGAAATCAAAGACCGGAAGGGGAAACTTATCAACGGGATATTTGTAAAAGAGGCGGATTTTGTATAAAAAATTAAATAAAAAATCATGAGAGCACTAATTATCACATCCTTATTAGGAGACTACTCCGGTATTGCTGAAGAAGTAGAAAAACAACTCCAAAACCAAGACAAAAATCAAGAATCCGATGAAGTTGTAAGTATCCATCAGTTCAACATGCTTTCACAGGCGTATGATGCGAAATTTAACGAATGCGAAAAACTCAAAGCCCAAAATCAGGAATTGGAAAAGTCAAACATTAAACTCATGGAAGAGGTTAATAAATATCGGTATTTCATTGAGTGCCAGAAAAACGAAATTGAAAAGCTGTGATATGGAATATGGAGAATTGTTAAAAGACCCTCGCTGGCAAAGAAAGCGACTGGAAGCCATGCAAGCGGATCGATTTACCTGTCAGATGTGTTTTCACGCTGATAAACCATTAAATGTACATCATAAAAAATATATTCAGGGAGCGGCACCATGGGAGTATGATACAAGTGATTTAATCACTCTTTGTGAAGATTGTCATGCCAAATATCATCGTGATGTTACTAAAACTAAAATAATGGCTAATATGCTTATAAACATTTCTGAACTATTAAAATCAGCAATATGATATGGCGAGACAATTAAAAGAAGGATTGAAATATTTTTCTTTTGATGTTGATTTTTTTGATGATGAGAAAATAGGTGCAATTTCTGGAGAGTTTGGGATAAAAGGAGAAATTACAGCAATAAAGCTGCTATGTGCGGTATACCGGAATGGATACTTCGCTGTGTGGAATGAGCCGTTAAAAATGAAACTTTTAAAATCCCTTCCAGGAATAAACTCTGAATTACTGGACCAGATCGTGAATCGCTTAGTTAGGTGGGGGTTCTTTGACAGCTCCTGCTTCAGCTCGGTAAAGATTCTGACTAGTGAAGGTATTCAGAAGCGATATTTTGAAGCCATTAAAAGAAGAAAGCCCAAGGAAGAATATCCTTATTTACTTATTAATGTAGACAATAATGCAATAAATGTATGCAAAAATGACAAAAATGTATACAAAAGTACACAAAGGAAAGGAAAGAAAATAAATAATCCCCCTATAATCCCCCTTTTGGATTTTTCGTCGGAAGGAATAATCCCGATTGAAAATTTGAAGGAAAGAATATTTTCCGAAGAAACGGCATGGATTGAGACCATAGCAATGAAGCAACAGCTTAAACCCGATGAAATAATTAAGTGGGTGAACGATTTTTTTGACGAACTCGAGTGTATAGGTGAAAACATGAAAAGCCTAAAAGATTTCAAATCCCACTTTTTCAGGTGGCTTAAAATCCAACTAAAAAACAGAAAGGAGGAAAAAGATGACGGAAGACTTGAAAGTTGGTAGACAGAACTCACCAGACACGGAAAAAGCCGTATTAGGGGCGATGATGCTATCTAACGAAGCAGTGACCGATGTGGTGTCAAAGCTAAGCACAGATGCGTTCTTTGACCCCAGAAACCGCATAATCTTCGATGCCATCCGGGGACTGAACGACAAAAGCATACCGGTAGACATGATTTCGGTAGTCGAATGCCTTCGCCAGTCCGGCAAGCTAATTGAAGCAGGCAACGCATCCTACGTAACCGAACTCACGAACCTGTCCGGTTTCGGACTTGCTCGCACGGATCACTATTGCAAACTGCTCGTTCAGATGCAGATAGAACGACAACTGGTAGTTATGGCTACCGAGATAATCCGGATGTCTGACGAAACAAACGACGTTTCAGACACCATTTCATTCGCTGATAGGCAATTGCAGAAAATAAACGAAATCATTTCCCTGAATAGTCGTATGGAACATATATCGTCGGCAGTCGAAAAAGCGGCTGACGAATCGATATTGAGGACGGAAAACAGACGGCAAGGGAAAATGTCAGGCGTAACATCCGGACTGAAAGACCTGGATAAAATGACATCCGGATTCAAGGGGTCCGAACTGATAATACTCGCAGGACGCCCTGGGTCAGGAAAGACAAGCGTGATGCTTCACTTCGCCAAGGTCGCCGCAAGAAATGGCGTCCCGGTGTGCATCTACTCCCTCGAAATGGACAGCATCAGCCTTGCCGACAGGCTAATCCTTTCAGAGACGGACATCGAAGCGGACAGATACCGGAACGGATACATATCCAACGAAGAGTTCAACCAAATCGCATCGGCAAAGAAAAGACTTTCCGAACTGCCGATATACGTTGACGACAACCCGATAGTATCCATGCGCTACATCCGTGCACACTCTAAGAGAATGTCAAAGCAGGGAAAATGCGGATTGATACTCGTAGATTACTTACAACTCGCTGATATGGGCGAAAAGGGGAAAAACCGGGAACAGGAAGTTGCACAGGCGAGCAGACAGGCAAAGATAATCGCGAAAGAGCTTAATGTGCCTTTTATCCTTTTATCCCAGCTTAACAGAGCTTGTGAAGAACGGGCGGATAAAAAGCCACAGCTATCCGACCTTCGTGAATCAGGAGCCATCGAGCAAGATGCAGATAAGGTTATATTCGTTTATCGTCCGGAATATTACAAGCTGAAAGATCCTCATAACAACCCGATAACCGGAGAAGGTGCGCTCATAATGGCTAAACAGCGCAACGGAGCCGTAGGTGACGTGAAATTCAGGTATAATGAAAGTCTCACGAAGATATTCGACCACAACACAAACGAATCCGGAAGACCATTTTAATAAAAAATCACTGAAACAATGAAAACATACGTAATAACACTATCAAAACAGTTTCTTTCCGGACATAAAGAGGCTGGGAAACCGACAAATTTTAGAGATAAATTCTTGCTCGGAATAGGCTGCCCGGACTGTAAAACCCAACAAGACTTATCAGGTGAAAACATATCGCCTTGCAATAGTTGCATAAGAGCGTGTATGTACCCCAAAATACATACAATGCGGTCGAATTATCAACTTTGGGAGTCAAGCGCTAAACATGAAAAACGCAGAGAGGAAAGTCATCAAATTACTAAAAGAAAACAATTTGATAAAGTAATGGAAATAAAAGGAAAAGTTCATTTAATGTTCGAGCAAAGTGGAACTTTCAAGAATGAGTTTATAAAGCTGGGAATACCATCGGAAGATTATGATATCCAAAATAATTTTGGACAAACTGACCACGTTGTAGACTTGTTTGCGGAGATTGAAAAAGCGTATGACGGTAAAGGAAGCGTGTTTGATAGTATTACGAAAGACGATTTGATAATGGCTTTCTTCCCGTGCATTTACTTTGAGTCCATGCAAGCAAATTACTATCAAATGCGTTGCAATAACTTATATTGTAAATCTAAAAATGAGCAATATGAAATAGTACTTGAGAGAATAGGTAAAAGAGAGAAGTTCTATTCTTTATTATATAAATTTTTTGCTGTTTGTGATTTCAGGCAGATAAGAATGATATTGGAGAATCCTGCCACACAACCGCATTATCTGTTGTATCCTGCAAACTTTATTCCGTACACATTTGTTGATATGGATAGGAGGAAAAGGGGCGACTACTTCAAAAAGCCTACTGCATATTGGTTCTTTAATTGCGAACCGACAAATGGAAAGAGTTTTCAGAAACCTAAAGAAACAAAAGTAATAATGAATTGTAAGCAAGGAAAAGAATCGGGTATCTGTTCAGAAGAACGTTCGCTAATCTCACAAGACTATGCTCGTAATTTTATCTGCGACTTTATTATTGGCAAGGCACAGAAACATACACAACTTGAATTATTTTAGAAGATGTGCAGAATGTTTAATGAGTTCCGAGAATATTTAAAACTTTAATTAATTTATCGGTGTGTGCTATGGACAAATACGGAAACATAGATCAAAACTGGTATTCTTCCGAAGCTCAGAGAAGTGAACGGGAGCATGCCGAACAAGTCCTAAAGGAGATGAAGGACTTTGAAAAGTTATGTAAAAAGTTTCGCAAGAAGGTAGTTGAAAAGACTTCTCAGGGAGTAAGGATCAGATATGTAAAGAGAAATCAGACAACAGCAGAGTAAATAAAAAAATGGACGCCACCTAAATGACGTCCACGCCGGCTCCACTGCAGCAGACACACAAAAAACGTGTCTGCTTTATCTATTCTTACCGAGGTAGACCAATACCCTTACAGAAATAAACTCGCAGACACGTATATACGTAGTCCAACGAGCTTAGTATCTGTATTTTTTATTTTGGTCTTTTCGGTAAGTACTAAACTCAGCTACAACAATTACAAAACAATATGCGCAACTCTTTGCGTGTGGCAAATATAAGAAATTATTCCTGAATTTAAATTAATAGAATAATGGATAAAGAACTACTAAACAAAATCCTGCCTTATTGCGGACATGGCCTGAAAGTGATATATGAAGATTATTTGTGTTGAATCGTTAAAAAATAATCCCTATGCAGAATGATTTTGATTTGTCGGAAAAATGCCGTATGTTTGCGATGACTTACATACGAGAAGACAGAATAAATTGCCTTTTTTAAGGTATTTAAATGCCTTATTATATAGTACCTAACGGTGCTACTCCTGTGTGGAACGTTAATGCGCCCACTGCCTTCTCGGTGTAAGTCAACAGGTCGGTAGCACTGTTTTTTTTATTTGCTACTGAATACAATTTTATGGTATGACTAAACCGAGAGAAAATTGTATTGGCACGAAGTATAGTAATGTCAAAACACGTCCACCCCAACGAAACGAGGGTAAACTACTGCAATTAGAGCGTGAAATCAAGACGCTCAAATCCGAAAACCAAGAATTAAAAACAGAACTGGCTGAACAGAAAAGGCAGAACATTCTGGAAAAGCAGAAGAAAGAGGAAGAAAAACGATGTAAGAATCGGGCCTATTACTTTATCCTAAGCGATGGTGCTTTCCAAAGGTTCGCCGAGTTCCATAAAACACACCGGGCAAACCTAGACTACCACGGGGCTTGTCTTGCGCAGCTTTATCTCGATTCATTTACTACAAAATAACCCACCATGAAAGAATTAGTTTTATTTGACAAAACTCAAAATAGTATTTTGGGTAATGTCAGATCGGACGGCGACATGCTTAGTCTGACAGATTTATGGAAAGCGGCTAATAGCCCAAATAAAAAAGACCCATCTACATGGCAACGCCGTGAATCAACAATTGAACTTATTGATACAGTGTGCAATTTTTTAAATACCCCAAAAATGGGGGTTTTGAAATCTAAGCGAGGGAAATCAGATGGAGGAACATGGGCGCATAAAAATTTAGCACTTGCTTATGCAAAATGGTTGGATCCCAAACTCCATATTCTAATAAACGAGGTTTTCTTCCAGCGTATCGAAGAAGAAAAAAATCCTGACCTTATAGCAGATCGGTACATTAAAGCCTACAAAAAGAGAGGTAAGGATGAAAAATGGATTCAAGAACGTTTTGAAGGGAAAGTAGTACGCAATACATTTACTTCTACTCTTGCAAAACATGGTGTAAAACATGATGGTTTCCGGCAATGTACGAATGCGATTTACTCCCCTTTATTTGGCGGTAAAACTGATGTAATCAGACAAAAGAAAAACTTACCGGAGAAAGCTAATATCCGTGATAATCTTTCCCGGCTTGAACTTATGTCAGTGAAATTTGCTGAAGAATTGGCTTCGGAAAATATTAAGAACAATAATCTACAAGGCAACAATGAATGTGCAAAAGCAAGTTTTATTGCTTCAAACGCGGTAAAAGATTGTGTTTTAAAAAGCAGACAGAAAATAAATCAAACAATATAAATATGGGTAAAATTTCAATTACATACAATGGGGAAAGTATCCTGATTGAATCAGGGAAAAAGAAGTTAACAATAACAGCAGAACAAGCATATTATTTAAAGGAAATGTTATCTGATATTGATAGTAAATATAATCTAAGACCACAAATCCAAAACAAATAGAATATAATAGCAATTCAATAACTCAAACTAGAGGGGTGTAATGCCCCTCCCTAAAATTAATAAGTTCAAACAACCATGATCCCCAACAAAACCAGTAAAGACTACAAGCGGCTCAAGGAGCTGCTTGATAAAGGAGAAAAAATAACTGTATTTTTCTTGCATAAATCAGGGTATGGAACTGAGCAGAAAATACGCAAAACAGCAGAAAAGAAATATAACGAAATAGCACACTGTGACGGATATTTTATAGGCCCAATGACCATATTCCCTTTCAGTCAAAAACCTTTTGAATACTACTGTGAAAAATACAATGTTGAATTTATAGAGCCAAATTTATGAAAAACCAAGTTTTATCAATAAGTCAAATGAGACATCTAAGGGACTTAGGTGTTGATACACAGGAAGCTAGTGTTGTACATCTCTTTAAAGATGAAGAGGAGAATTATATAGATTATGACGAAGCAGAAACTTTAAGGGAAGAAATCGTAGTATTAGACAGATACTATGATGCTGAAATGGGGAACTATGACCATTCACTTAGAATGGATTATGGAGTGTTTACTCTTCAAGATTTATTAGACAAACTTCCTCATAGTATTACAAACGATAGGTTAAATGGTCTTACAATAGAAAAGTTATCAAATTGTTGGGACGTATATTATGAAGTTATTGGATTTATTAATAAAGAAGTTATTAAATCTATCCGTCGTGAGACATTACTAGAAGCTGTTTATGAAATGCTTTGTTATCTTGCTGAAAACAAACTTTTAGAAAAGGAGAGAAAATGAATTTAAATAACATGCGCGAAGAAGCATTTAAAATAGCCTGAAAGAAAACAAACACAAGAAAAAACTAAACTTCTATAATATGAAAGTTTATATAATCCTAATCCATGAAATACCTTTTGTTCATGATATTATGGACAAAGTGGACCTCACAGAAAGAGGGAGTAAAGTGTATGTCAAATTCAGGACGATTAAAATGGAATCACATGATGAAAGTGAATATAATTTCAAGAAAATAGTAGAACATATATGTTTTAAGCAGCATAAAGAACTTCAAAATCCGGATGGGATAGGTAAACCTGTATTTGTATATGCTGTCTCAAACAAATCTCATCGTATTGTTTATTTCCGGAAAGGCATAAATCAAGTGTCAGACGGTAAAAATATATATATGTTTGATGATTTGATTTCTCGTTTTTTATCTGTTCAAACAGATAACATGAGAAGAGTTACAAATGTCGGGAATGAAATTAATGGAAAATTTTGTCCGATAAAATGCTATAAATACTAATACTTAAAGATGAGAAAAATGACTAGTATAAATCTATGTAGATGTCCTTATTGTGGATCTTATCACTACGAAATAGGATATTTTACATCCGCAGCCAATTGTAGATGTTGTGATTGCGGAAGTCTGTTTTGGTATAATTTTAGCTTGAATGCTTAAGTAAAAAGTTATGACACAGGAAGAAAGAGATATTTTATTAAAAGATTTAAGTGCAAGACTTCCATATGAAGTTAAGGTTCAACTTAGTACAAACGAGGTTGGTGTACTAAGTGGGGTAGCAAAAAGAACCTGTACTGTATTTACAAAAGGCAGGATTACTCCTCCTGATTTTTACGATGTACGTATAAATGATATTAAGCTGTATCTATTTCCATTATCTTCCATGACATATGAGCAGATAAAGGAATTTAACAGCCTTAGTGATCTGCATGTTGATATATATGAGGCGTCATCAGAATCTAAAATTTTTACGATTTGTTCTAAATCTACAATAGGTCCTGAGGACGAAACAGAATTTGTAGAAATAACCCAAGATGATATAATCTCCGCAATCGACTGGCTAAATGCCAATCATTTTGACTATCGCGGATTAATAAACAAAGGCTTAGCAATTAATGCTACTAACTTAAATATTTATTGATATGAAAAACCAAGATACTGATCCACAACTTGAATGTCTATCTAATCAGAGGCAGATTGACACAGAGTTTAACTCTATTCCTTCCGGTTATAAGAAGGGTCCTTTATGGATCAAACTTAGAGAAAGAAAACCTAGAATAGGATATCCAAACTATGTGTTAGTTAAACATGGAGAAGACGCATTTACTGCTATGCTACAACTCCATGAAGGTGAGTTGTATTGGGATGTGTATGGATGTGGATATATCTGTGTTTCAGAAAATGATTGTTGGATGGAAATACCTAGATGAAAGACAGTCACAATAAAGAAAAGAGAAGATTATTAAACCTACATTAAATAAGAGATAATAGTGAAAACAAAAGAAAACAACAAATTTAAACCATTTGATCTCGAACAAGCTAAAGCTGGTAAACCTGTTTGTACAAGAGACGGGCGTAAAGCAAGGATTATTTGTTTTGATGCTAAAACATTAGGTGATTATCCTATAATAGCCCTGGTTGAAGATGCAGATAACTCAATATATGAGGCTGCATATTCCTTTTCCGATAAAGGTGAAAACTTGAGAGGTAATATTCGTAATATAGACCTTGTAATACCTCTGGAAGAACATGAAGGATGGGTTAATATATATAGAAATGCTGGAATAGTGTCGGCCCGGTGTATCTACAATACAAGGGAAGAAGCTATGGAGAGTGCAGAGGAAGAGGATTATATTGATACAGTTAGAGTAGTATGGTATGAATAAAGTTGAAGACTATGAGTGAACTAAAGGATAGATTATTGAAACAACTGGAGATAGACTATTCAGAGGATGCCAGAGACTGTCTTAAAATATATGAAGCCATTAAAGAGTTAAATAAAGGGAGTATCCCTAGTGATCAATGGATGGTATTATGCAGAGTTCAACATTTAGGAACCCATATAGATCCTATGAGAGTTTATTCCCCTTCTAAAATAGGTTACGTATTCCTAAAAGGATTAGAAGAAGATAACAAGATGAAAACATTACTAATAACAGAAACAGAGGCTAGGATTATTTATTCGAATACATCCGGAGAGTTTAAGAAAAAGCTTGAAGATACCTTCGGAATAGAAAGACTTATATTGAGTTTCCAGGAACTGGTGAAGACCTATAAGGATGCATGTGAAATCACAGGATCAGTTCCTGATATAGAATGTGATGATAGTTCAGAATTAGCACGCTTAAAACTAATACAGATTTATAAAGCTTGTAATATATTAAACAATGATTGGAAACCTGGTATTTCTAAAAATGGTTTAGATATATATTACCCGTCTTTTATATGGGATAAAGGTGAATTTAAATATAAAGAAGTAGAGCATGGTACATACATTAACTATGATCCTAAATTATGTTGTGGCAAAAGAGAGGATGCTTTTTACATAGGAACTCGTTTTATTGATCTATATAGGAATTACTTACTACCAGAGTAAAATGGAAATACAGGAAATAAAGATTGAGGGGATAATATATGTAAGGAACAAATATTCCCGGGTATGTAGTGATTGTGCTGTCAGGGATAAAGTGGATTGTACTATTCTCATTCAAAGTGACCAAGTTACGCTTTGTCATCTATTTGACGGATATGCACTTAAAGTAAAGGAGGAACATGAGAAATAATAAGGATCTTATTAAAATCAGTAAAGGTCATTATACCTATAAGGGTATTCAGATAAACTGCATTGGGTATTATCCTCCGGAAAAAAGAGTGGTATGGGAAGCTGTGGATAAAGATGGTTGTGGGTTTTGCCACTCCTTTTCCTTAAAAGATACTATTAGGTTAATTGATGAAAATATTAGAATTGAATTAAAAAAGCAACTATGTTTACCACACCTTGTTTTATAAGAAAGAATACTTTGGAACTTTGTAAAAAGTTAGAAAAATTAGGATATAAACGTTCAAAGATTTTCCTTGAAGATCCATATTTATGTATTGCCACTGCGGTAAATGATAAATACCCTACATATACTACAATTACTTATGAAATGTTTGATACTAAAGATCCTTATTCAACATGGAATTGTGCTGGAAGGATTAATTGTAAAACTAATGAAGAACTCTTTTTAGCTATTGCATCACTAAGAGATGATTCAGATAAAAATCAATGGTTTGTTATGGATGTAGAAATATATACAGATTTTCCACAAGGCAGTTGGTTTATGGCAACAGATCGCAGTGGAGGAAGACATGTTGGTACACAAATAGAACCTCTATACTGTCATAAAGCTACAGTAGAAGAACTTATAGAACATTTTGGTGGTGATAATGTCGGGAGCAAATAAAATAATCCTTTAATAGAAACATTTTCGAATATGAGAAAAGCAAAAATAATAAAAGGAGACCTATGTCATATCCTGTGTGATGATGAAGTATATGTACATGAGTGAATTTATTGAGGAATTAAATGAATAACCTTATTTATCTGCCTAAATTTCATGCTGGGCAAAAGGCATATCTACATTATGGTGTTGGTTCATGTTTCCTTGTAAAAATACTAGATATATACAGATATAATGAAGAGTGGTACTATGATGTTGATGCATCATCTTATAGCCGAGGTATGAAATTAGGATACGTGAGTGAGAAATATCTTACGAAAAAAAGTTATCAAAAACCTGATTGTAGATACTCAACAAAAACGATTCAAAAACTAAATGAATAAATATGAAAGCACTTGAAATTTATAAACCTCCATTCCGGATATCAGAACCATACATATTCTCATCTAATGGTGTTATGGCATTTATGATCCTTACAAGAAACAATGAACTTATCAGGAATATTTGTGATACACTAAGCAATGAAGATACACATCTGAATTTGGGAAATATAACGTATGCAAACGATGTGTTCATACAAAAAGATAACGAAAACATATTATTATTGCGTGGATGGGGACATTTAACCGGAGGAGGAGCTTTGAACTTACCAGATAAAGAAGCTATCCAGATACAAAATGAATTTCGGGACTGGGTTATTAGCAAATTAAAGGGAAAGAAGTAGCGAGGTTAGTCCTCGCTATTACTTAGTTTGTTTCCTTCTAGGTGGTATTTTGGGAGACTTCATTCCGTCAATATGTTCAAATAGAGAGTTATCTACATGAGCCATCATAGGATCCAAGATAAAATCAATGCCTTCCCTTCTCGCTAATTTAGATGCTGGAACAAAATCAGCATCACCAGATATAAGTACAATTCTATCAACAAAATGCTTTAATGATAAAGAAGCAATATCTACCCCTATCTTCATATCTATACTTTTTTGCCTTAATTCGTAATAAACATCACTTTCTTGTAAGTCCTCTATTTTCAATGAACCAGATAATAATTCCTTTATTTTATTTGGTCTTATTTGCCAATTGCCAGAATCCTTAAGATATCCTAGTCTAAGTGCAACTTTTCTTTTTTGTTTTAAGGCTTCAAATATTTTATTCCTAAATATAGCTTCAGGACTTCTCTCAAAAACAATACATTTTTTAGAAATAGGATTATGAACTCTTTTTGAAAAAGGTACACAGTCGTAGAAAAATATACGATAAAGATAATTTTCTTTCCCAACATGTGAATGAGCTAATGTATAAATGTCATCAGCAACTTCCTCAGGAGTTTTGTTTTTTCCCTTATTATATAAATAATTATATCTTTTAATAAAAAATCCTCCGTCTATTAGAACAGCTATTTTGACTGGTGCACTAAAATTAGATTCTGGCTTATTGTTTGATTTCATATCATTATAAAAAACAAAGGCTCTTGGGTCGGCATGCTCATTATTAAACCAAAATTGGTAGAACATACGAAGCCAAGAGCATAATTATGCCACAAATATAGATTCTGGAAATATGATTTACAAACAAAAAATCCAGAAAATCATTTTATAATGGCATTTTTAACATATACGCATCAACATTGCATAAAGTTACAAAAAAGAGGGGACACAACTCCCCTCTCATACCTTCCGATATGTTCACGACTAAATATTTACGCGGCCTTACAGGCATCTTAAAGCAAACAGGGCTATTTCGCTGATATAGCTGCTTGCTGCGTTGTCGGCAATATTGATTAATATTTCAAAACTATCGGGCATAATATTTTATTTCATAGTTGCGAATGAACCCCTTGCACAATAAATAAACTACAACCGGGAACATCATTTCAGCAATATCTCCGTTTATATAACAAATTTCCTCTCCTTGTAAATTAAATCCACTACTTACCGCAATATGAACTGACAGATGGTGCAGTTCATGCGTGATCAGATTAAAGTACTTTGCCGGACTAATAGAAATTGCAAATATGACCACTGATTCCCGGTAAAAATAGTTACTGAATGCAAGACCATTATTTACATTTCCGCTTGTCAGGTTTTTATATGCATTTTTTAAATCCGATTCACTACAATTTAACCCATACAAGGCGTTCATAATTTCATCTACGTGATACCTTGTAACCGGATAAAAGGCGGTTATATTCCATTTTTTACCTTTTACGTAAATATGGAATCGTTGTCTGATCATAGAAAATCACTCCATTCTACTCCGCATCCATTGGCTACCATCGTAGCGTACCATCTTCGCATAATAGTTCCATCAGCTGCATCAGGGTCATCGATTGAATCTTTTACAAATAAAGCAAGCGATTTATCGTCTGGGAGACTAGATTTATAAAAATCTGCTCTAGCCATATTTGCAACGTACACATAATCATAAAGTGTATTATTTTCCAGTTTCACACCGTGCTTAGCGAGAAGTTCGTCAACCTGATCTTTGCTCATTGGTTCTATTGGTTCAAGCCTGCCAGTTGCGGGATTTTTTTTCTTCATTAAAGAAATTGCATAATCGCATGTCTTTTTATCAAAATGCCATCCCCTGAAACTAAGATACCGAGACATTGCTATCGGTCTGTAAAAATCGTATGTATCTAATGCTTGTTTACACATATTATTTAATATTTAAGGAGGGATGTTTCCACCCCTCCAGGTGAACCTGTTTACATAAACCGGGGATCAAATCCCTGTCCGCCGAAATTATTCCGGAACCATTGTCCGACATTTTCGCCGTAACCACCTTGGCCCATATTCTGGCCCATGCCTTGTCCAGAATTTTGACCATATCCCTGATTGCCGCTTCTTTGGCCCATTCCCTGCCCCATTTTATTGAGCAGTTTATGTCCTTTTTTCAGGAAATCCTGTAATTCTTCTGCGAATTCTCTTATTTCTTCATTCATAACATGATAATTTTAAAGTTAATTAATTGAGGAGTTCTTTCAACTCCCCTAGGTCTTCCGACGTGAACTTAATACAACCCAAGCTACCTATAAACATATCTAACAAGAAATTATGAGGCATATCTACGATGGCCTGGCCTTTTCCTACTGTAACTTTAACCATCCCTAATTGATACTCCCTAACGTCCATTTCTTCAAATAAAGAGACAAGATTATCAACCATAACATCGCTGTCTATTGTTCCGTCTTCTCCGGCAATAAACAAAAATCCGGTATCAAGCCATCTGTTGATAAGTGCATCCTTCCTGGCTAGTAAATTACTTAACCCATTTTTAAAGAAAGTGCGCGTATGTGCTTTATCCGGAAAAAGAGAATCTATTTTACTATTTCCCCAGGATTGTACTGCGGTTTTAATTTCACCTTTAAACTGGTTCAAATCCTCTTTTTTCATTTCTTGCCTCCTTTCTGTCGTTTCATTTTCTGATACTCAGAATAGGGAATATCAGAATACTTTTCCTTATATTCCTGGAAATCGTTGATCTCCTTGTCAACCTCAGTAGCAGCGGATTTTCTAAGCCTTTTTACAAGCGTCAGATGATTCTCTAGGGCATCCTTACCTTCTTTTGAGCCTTCTACCACCGGGCGCATCATTTGCATGTATTTAGCTTGAAGAATAGACATTATCATATTCTGACTTTCAATAAATTCTTCATTGTTTGTTACGATTTCAAATTCCTTGTCAGTCATTGCTGATACAATGCTTTCGATTTCGTCCCATATAGGAGTCTGGCTTTGTTGTGGTTGCTGGACCATCTGATTTTTTGCTCTTTGCATCGCTTGTTTTTTCTGCTCCAAAGCGGCCTGCATCCGCTCTATCTCCTGATATCGTTCTTCCATGTTATAGGAAGATTGGTTTAAAAGGGGATCGCTGCTTCCGTTAAAGAAAAAGTTATTTCCTGGCATGGCTATTTAGTTTTTTGTTTTCTACGTTTATAAGCTCTCTTTTGGGTGAGCATTTTAGGCTGCCGGAGTTGATCCTCCACTTGTCTGGTTGCGAAAGCAGCAATAACTTCCGATACCCGTAATAGTAGGTTCGGTAGGTACTACTACTACACCTTCAACCATTTTGCAGGTCTTGCGGTCTACATAGTTAATTCCGGCGGTGAATGCTTTTTCAATTTCACACTGAATCAGTTTATCCTGATAGGGACGGACGGCATTGCTAATCGCTACTTGTGCTTTCAGATCACACAGTTCCTTCCGGGTTTCATCGTCTTTATCACGGGTATACTTGTACAGGCCGAACAATTCAGAATTCAGACGGTTATTAACCGCGTCGATATTGTCCCGGTTGTTTTTATACAACCCAAAATCGGCGTCTACCATCGTCTTGTACAAGCTGAATTTTTCAGCAATGTCTGTTTCACGGTTTGCTGCAATAGCCTGCATAGAGCCCAGTTTTAATCCCCACATTGCATTTGTCAATTCCAAAGCATCTTCACATCCTTTTTCCCATGCTTGGAAAGAAGTAGGGGCAACACAACCATTCCCGGCCCCAGTGCCGTATGCGTTAATGTTTACATTTGCAGGAGTACTAGCACCTCCGGAGAAACCAGCTCCACCGCCTAGGATTGAACCAATACCATTGCCACGTCCCCAAAGAGCGGCAGCGCCGAGGACAGTACCGATAATACCCAAGGTAAGGCCGGCATTCGCCCGCTCTCTCGTAGAGCGACGATTTTCACCGCCTTCCTCATACACTTTCTTTTCGATAATTTCCATATAATTAAAGAATTTTGATTATTCCGGCACTATTGCCGGATATCCCAAAATTCGACATAAATAGATGTTTTGTAAAAAGTTACATTCCTATATAATAGAAGTTTGAGGACTTTAAACAGAATAAATTTCCAATAAAAAAGAAAGTTTGATATGAATCAGTCCGCACAATAATAAATCTTTGCCCACGGACTAAACAAAAAAAACTCCTTCCGGAGAATCAGAAGGAGTGTATTGAGTAGTTGCGCTTATTCTTTTTCCATTTCTATTTCAACATAATTTCTATCATATTTGCAAGCATTCCCTGTGCCCAAATCTATAGCCCAAGCAATTATATTTAAAAGATTAATACAAGAAACACCGTTAAATCTTGTGTTTAGAAAGAACGGTTCATTTTTATATCCTTCTTTTTTAGCCATCATATTCACTGATGATAGCTCTTTACCGATCTTTGTTGTAAATGTCCCATCATTTTTAGTTTCCCCTAATTTTACTCCATCTTTATAAATACCTACTTCTGGCATTTTTGCGTCAAAAGTTATGGCTTGTCGGGATCCGGTAAATAAGGTCGCACAGCTTGAAAACAACAAACAAGCACAACAAATGGATATAATCTTTTTCATACTAAATAAATTTTGATTGTTAATTGCCGCAAATATAATCAAAAAATACCCCACCCTATTTGTTAAAACATATAAAATAATTGGGATTACATTTAATTTAGATTCATTCTGATTTAAATCAAGGAAAATATTATTTATGTGAAAGGTTTTCAATGCTTGAACGTATAGCATCTACTTGTTTTTTATGCCTTCTCCTTGCAATAATATGTATATATATGTCCCGGTCTGCGTATGCCGTTATGGTAGTATCTACAATATCTTTCAATGATTTTGCTTTTACATATCTTATGAACATTGCAGAAAAAAGGTCACTTCTGAATTTTTGAGGTGTTATTTCCATGTCCCTGCGCTTTACATCATGTACATCATCGCAATAAAAATATAGCATTGCATTCTCATTGTCAAGAAGCACCCCGGCAATGAACGTGGATATTTTTGACAATATGCCAGAATTTGTATATTGTTCGCCGGATATTCGCTCAAGAGTAATGTCCAATATTTTAATATTGCCCAACTCTTTCATTATCTCATCAGGCAAATTTTGACAATCTTCTATACGGATAAGATATTCATTCCCGAAATTGTCACTTATTGGATAAGTTATTATCATTTCGAAGTAGAAGCAGGGAAATAGATATCTTTTTTGCTACGCAATTCTTCAATTTTAGACATTTTATGATCACGTAGTTTGTTGAAAAAATCAACAAGGGCTGTCGATGTATTTTTTACAACGAATGTTTGCGAATATGATTTTTTCTCTTTCATTTGGATATCTGTTTGATGATACAAATGTATAAATTCTAATCCACATAAATAGTCAACACATCTACATTTTTGCAAATAATTCTCAATTTAGAATCATTCCAAAACATCATTCTGTTTTTTCCCTATGATTTAATATGTCAGCAATCGTTTTGTGACACAGCCCGGTCTGTTCCTTTATTTTATCGTATATGAAAGAGCGTGGAAGCAAATGGAAAAAATCTGAATATTTTTCTGAGTTTTTTAATTCTTCATATATGCTGATAACTTGTTTGTTACGCACCATCGTACTCGGCCTTTGTAATTTTTTCATAAATTTTTTCTCAAAAAAGTGCAACCAATAAAAATCCTGTCCGTAAAACTCCCCGAAAGAAGTCTTACAGACAGGATGTAGTGGTGGTACGCTATATTTTTGAAGTGGGGCTTCTTTTTATATTTTGCCCCGGATAAACCGGATAATCTTTAATACAGACGGTATACTGAATGCTGCCAGTAAAATGATAAGCCACCACATAATGCTTGGTACTTTGTTTTTTACAACTTCAACCGGATAGGGGACCGCGATGCTATCTGTTTTGCTTATATTTACCGTATCATGCATAAGCCTATCACGATACACAATATGATATTTGTCTCTGAAAACTGTATCGCCTTTAACAAGAACAAATACACTGTCGCGTACATAGATACTATCCCGCTTTATCTTGTCAATGTATTCTTTCTCTGTCTTTACTGTCTCTACCGGCACGTACTGAATACTCCGGCAGGAGAATATAGAAAGGGCTATCAGTATAATTATTATCCTCATTTTTCTGTTTTTTCTTCTATGTCAATAATATCAGACTTCCGCCTGAAAAATTTAAAAATATCGACCTTTACATGCCGACCGTGAGCTTCAAAGTAATTCCCATAACAGGAATTTATCTCAAACCCGTATATGACCAACAGGACAATAGAAGGAAGCAGCGGAATGTCAAAAGGTTCTCCAAATGTCTTCCCTATAGCTCTGGCAAGAAGAATCCAGCATAAGTAATCTACCATTTTGTTGATAGTCCTTCTCCCAGCCCGTGAAAACCGGATTCTTTCACCCCTTTTCTTGGATGCCGCTATCCCAAACCTCAGGTCTACGATAATTAATATCAGTGCAAGCAACATGAACCATTTTAAAGGTTCGATAAAATCCATAAAACCACTCATGAATACTGATACCATTGCCGAAATTGTGTTTCTTTCACTCATAATCTTAATTTAAATGTGGTACTTCTATCCCCTCCCGAAACATTGTTATAAACAATATTTTTTATAGTTCTCGACAAACTCCTTTACGGTCCCTCTGCCTAATGGCGTATTGTAATATTGTTTCCAGTATTCACCCATCGCCCAAACATCCTTATTCGAAGGTAATGCCTCCTTTACACGCAAATAATGTATGCGGGTCATACAGATCATCAGCTTTTTGTTATCTACAAGCATCTCAGGTTCCAAAGTTACAGCACTGGATGCTTTCATTACTTTCCCCATTAGTTCCGGTTTATGCCGGAGAAAATTAACCACAATATCATTGAAGGTTGCCGGCTCCATCTGCCCATATCCTAAAGCCGGACCACCGCCAATTTGCCGGGTGTACTTAAAATTGCTTTCCTGAGCAAACGTCCCCATGATAAGATCTCTTGCATTGTCAGAGTACAAGCCTGTTTCTTTCAGCGTTTCGGTTATTAACCTTCTCCATTCCTCTTTGTTCATATTGTTTTATATTTCTAAATTATTCTTTTGTATTCTCAAAAAAAACTTTGTAAATTTGCAACATAAGATTGACTTGGGGTTGCTTGGGAAATATTTATAGAGGTCGCGAGGGCGGCCTCTTTTTTATTTGTTTTTGATTGCAGAGATAATAGCGTTTTTAATAAAAACATGCCAGGTTGAATCCATTATTGAGGCTTTGAATAATTCTGTCTCATTTTCATTCATATCCACAGCTTCCCCGTTGAATATCTTTTTGGCAATTTCATGCATTTCAATTGTGTTTGTGCACACATACACGGCATTTCCGACAAGTTGATGAATGCCTTTATTTTGATTCTCTTCCAGCAATTGGATATAATTATTACCTAACAAATCAATTGCTGATACATCTTTTACGTCAAAACTATATTTCATTTTGTTAGTAGTTAGTGAATGTTTCAGTAATCTTTCTATAAAATTCCGTAATTAATGGAACAATCCCCTGAATAATACCCAAGTCAACATTTGATCCGTTAATCGAATTGAAATCCTCGGACTTAGGATTGTATTTAAGGGTTGCATTCATGAATTTCTTCCCGTCGTCCAAGTATCCGTTTGCTACTACGGAGATAACTTCCGGTGCTTGCTCTTTTTGATACTCTGCACTCAGCGATACATTTATATTCTGTACCGTTGCCGTTGCTTTTGCTGAAATAAAATAGTTAATTTCCATGTTTTTTATAATTTATCTGTAACTTAATTGTCCGGTTGATCTATTTATACATAGGTAATAATTCGAAGCCCCTGAAATATTGGGTATACTGGCTAAATTAAGATAGATCTTATTTCTAAATGTAGACTTTCCAGCAATTTCAACATCATCTCTAAATATCGATACTCCCTCATCAACTATTAAAGCCGCAGTTGGAGCCATCTTTATACTATCATCAACATAGTCTATGGCCCTTAATTTTAATGCTGTTATTTCTGATAGTGTTGCACTACTGGAAGTATTTTTGGCTATTATCTCTAATCCGGTTATACTTGCTTGAGTTCCTGTTGCTGTTATTATTCCGGCTTGTAACATACCAGTTGAAGGGGCTAGTACGCCGGATCCTGATGCATATACAGAAAAACCATTTTTAGCATAACAAGAGCCTATTTTTGAACTCGCATTGAAATCAGATGATCTCAATCCATTATTGCTTAATTTCAGTCCGGCAATTTCTCCTTCTGTCGCTGTAATTTTTCCTGTAAACTGTCCGTTAACTGCAATAAGTTTCCCATCTGTTGTAATCCGAATATTCCCGTTTGCACTGATAGCTCCATTCAGATTAATATTTTTGGCCTTGATGGTTGTGTTTGTTGCATCCTGATTAATATAGGAAATCAGCTCATTTCCATTTTCCAGCTTCTTACTTGCGTAAAGGGTATTTCCCTGCGAAGTAGTAATAAATCCGGCCTTTTCTACAGTTTGTAATCTGGTATTAAGACTGCTTACTGTGCCGGATATTGAGTTATAGGAAGTTTGCAGGTTTCCTATAGATTGGTTCAGGACCTGATTATTCTTATCATAATCTGTCTTTGCCACCTTCTGTTCGATCAGGCCTTTGACTACTTTTATTTCTGAAGAGACTTCAGTCTTGGTGGCATTTGTTATAGCAGGTGTTGTTACAGAAGTTTTTACACTGATCGTTTGATTACTTGCTGTATAATCAGAGGTCACCAGAAATGGGGTGTCGGTATTGGTGGCGACAAAGTAGTATTTACCACCCCCTCGTACATAAATATACTCACGCGAACTGTGGGTCATCTGCCCGACATCACCCGCAGGAATGACTTTAGCAAAAGAATAAGCAAAATCATCTATAATTCTATTGATTGGGGTTGTCCCCCAACCATCTCCATTTACAGACCAGACACAACGCACAGAGAAACCACTGGCATGAGTGGACCAGCCTGGCTTGACTCCTGAATTTAATGCAACCTCAAGCCTTATTGTTGACCGACGTCCGGGTTCACAGTAGAACACTACCGGATAATACTTCGTCTGATCCAAAGCGGATGCATCGATCCATCCTTTCCAGAGAGGTTCGGTTCTGTCGTCTGTGTAAGATTTTGCGGCATTCCTGGCCGCATCGGCCTTGGTTGTTGCATCGGCGGCAGCAGAAGTGATTGCATCCTGTTTTGCTTTATCAGCTTTGTTGGTGGCATCAGCAGCTGCAGAAGTTATCGCTT